CTGCTAACATATTCTAGTATCTCCTTTTATTACTTTTATTTCTAAACCATCAGAGTGTGCAAAGTATTTAAACTCACTAAGAAACTCATGATTTTCATCTATATACATAGTAGAGGGTTCTACCATACATCTATCTCTTAACTCTGTGTATTCTAGATAAGCACTATAATCTGAGTCATCGTACTCATCTAAAGTCTCAAGAGCCTCTATTGTTTTTTTCATATTACCTCCTTCATATCAAGCCAATTATAACCGATCTTAAGTTCTGTGTCAAGAGGAACATTAAAATCAATATTGTAATACGATTTAAGTGCAGGTATTACATCTGCAGTTCCTTGTTTAAAAATATCAGCCATTAATCTTTCTTCACCAGGGTATACATCGGCAATAATAGAATCATGAACTGTATTGATTAACAAACTTTTTACTTTATTTTTTTTCATAAGATTATAAATATTTATACAAGCTAATGGTACAATATCTGCTGTAGCAAATCCTTGTACAGGATAATTTTTTATTTGTGTGCCATATGTAGATCCACCCCAAGGTGTTCTTTCTGCATATGGAAAAGAGTATTCTCTACCAGTTGGAAGTTTTACTCTCTTAAATCTAATAGCTTCACTTTGTAATTTTTCGTGCCAAGTTTTTATATCTTTATATTTTTCTAAAAATTTAGAGTAATATCTTTTTTCATCTTCTGTACCTGTTACACCACCATACAAAGGTTTAAATGTATGTGCCTTTGCATCTTGTCTTGATACACCAATAATATCTGCAGTGTATTGATGCACATCTATTTTATTTTTTATATCTTCCATACCTTGTTTGTCTTGTGCTAGAAACACAGCAGTTCTAAATTCTAATTGTGCAAAGTCTATCTCTATTATCTTACCATCTTTAAATCTAGATGATACAACTTTACGAATAGGAAATGTTTTACCTCTAGGTTGGTTTTGAAAGTTTGGATCTCTACTAGATAATCTACCAGTAGCTGTAATAGCTTGCATAAACTTAGGATGTAAAAAACCTTTTTCATTTGTAAAGTTTTTTAATCCTGTAACAAATGTATTTAAATATGTATCAACTGCATTATGTCTTACAATAGCATCTATGAAAGTTTTAAACTCACCCTCTGCTTCACCTGCTATTTTAGTTAATGTAAGTTTGTCTGTTCTAAATCCAGCTTCTGCAATATCATATACACTTCTAGGTCTTTGTTGGAATCCTGCAACTCTACCCATATTAGAGTATGTATAGCCATCACCCTCGCATACTTCACACTTACTATAATTTTTATATGGGCTACCATCTTTTTTTATTTTTTTAATAACACCTTTACCTTTGCAACTATGACATTGCTCTGCAGTTGTTTTAAATATTTTCTCTGAATTTTCTGCAACTAAGTTTCTAAACTGCACTCTTGAAAAGTTTGGTCTTTTTTTATTTTTACCCGTGTTTTTATCTATACCTACATTAAATATCTTTGCCCAATTCTTTTTATCTTTTGGTTTTCTGCTATAGATCAACCAAGATAATTGTTCGGGACTAGATAGATTAACTTTAGTATCTCCCATTTGTTTATATACAATCTTATCTATCTTTTGTTTTAAATATGCAAACTCTGCTCTATATTCTTTTTCTACTTTAGATAGATCTTCTAAATTAATATTAATACCATTAGCTTCCATATCAGATAATACAATTAAAAACTCATTCATCATTTTAGCTGTCATTAATAGATGTTTGTTTTTTGGCATTCTAAAATCTGCCATCTGTGAATTAAATAAATCTCTAGTTATTTGCACATCCATTTTACCATATTCTTCTACAACATTAGCTGGTATGTTTTGAAAAGGTATACCCCTATCTGTAAATTCTTTTATACGATTATCTTTAGATCCAATCCGTCTTCTTCTACAAGACATTTCTAATGTTAAACTCTTTCTTATACCTCTATTTAATATGTATTCTCCAAGCATAGTATCATATACTTTACCTGTATATTTAAATCCAGCTTCAATCAGCCACATTAAATCAAACTTTATATTATGCCCCACTAATAATGTAGTCTTATCTAGTATAGATTGTATTTTGTGATAACAACCTTTATCTATTCTTTCAGAGTGATTAGTAAAATAATATTCATCATTTATACCAACACTAACTAATATATTATCAGGGTGATAAGGTGATGGATCATACCCACCTGTATCTGTAACCTGCCAAGATGTTTCTACATCTACTACTGTAATCATTCTACTGCCTTTCTTATTGTTATTATATATAAATCACCTTTATACTCAACTTCTAAATCTCTTTCAGGATTTTTATCAAGTAACATACCACTACCATTATGGTTTAAACTTTTATGTTTGTCAATAAAGTTTTCAAATATTTCACTAAGTTTTAATATATTATACTTCATACCTACTTATGCTTCTTCTAATTGTACATGATGGCTCACCATGATAACCATTTATTTTATTCTTACTTATACATAATGTTCTTATTTTATTTTCTGCATCAGAGTTAGAGTTTCTACCTATACCTATAATGATGTCTGCTTCTGCAGCTTTACCTGTTTTAGAGTTTTCCATCATATCAAATGATATACTATTTCTGTTGTGTGCATCTGCTGATG